CTTGAGCTTAAGCTTCTTCATTGCAACAACGATAGATGATGCGTAGATGAAGCCCTGACCACCTGAAATCTTATCGTCAGGGTCAAACATGTCCTGTGACGCATAAGTGTGATTAGTTGCTACAAGCCCGACATTGTTTGAACCAAACATGTTTACGCAGTTACGAACGAGTGAAGTCAATGCCTTAGGCTTACGACCCATGTCACCCTTCATATCACCTGCTTCGAACTGATTAACATCAGTCGGAGTGAGCAACATGCCAAGCGAGTCAATGACGAACAGAACCTTAGGCTTGTCTTCTTCATTCATAGCTTTATAGCCCTTCATGAAGTCCGAAATTGTCTTTGCAACGTCATCAATCATTGCCATGTTCATCTTAAGGAGCTTGTCTTCACCAGTGTCAACACCTAGTGCATGAAGCCAAGATTCGTCAAGTGCGTTTTCGCTGTCGATTAGTACAACATAGATACCCTGCTGCTGGGCGTGTTTTACGATATTTCCTGAACAGATGTAGGACTTGCCTGCACCTGATTCACCGGCGAAGACTGTAACCTTGCCGAGAGGAATACCTTTGTTGAAATCACCACTAATGCGGTAATTGAGTGCATAATTGCCTGTGCTGATCCAATCAGTTGGATCATTAAATCCGATACTAAGGCCGTCGATTGCCTTAGTAATATCCTTACGGAACTTACTAATATCAAATGGTTTTGCCAATGTTTTTTCCTATCTTATAATTTTTAAGAGCTTATCAGTATTTGATTTTTTTTCAAGTAATTCGGGACTATTTTCTGCAATGGTATCTAAGTCAAAATCTGAAGGATAATGACGGAGAATTGATCTTGCACGGTCACGAACAATACTTGGAACACGAGGAGTTTTGCCTGGATCGCAAAGTTCCTCTAACATCTTTCTGCTTTGTTTGATAGCTCTATACCTATCTTCTGCTGTTGTCATGAAATTTCTCCGTGTCAATTGGGGGAGAGTTGCCCCTCCCCCTACTAAGTTTTACTTAGCCTGACGGGCACGAATCATTGCAAGAATGTCTTGTGCCTTATCGCTTGAAGTTGACTCTGGAACCTTAACTGGTTCATCAGTTTCAAACGGAGGAGTGTCATCTACAGGAGGCCGTGAATGAGCGCCGTGACTTGGCTCATAGTCAACTACTTTCGGAGGAACCGACTCAGTAGTTGCTGCACTTGAAGTGCCAGCTGGAGCTTCAAGCCCATAAGGACGATAGTAAGCGCCCCAGCGCTCATTGTCATAAGGACGACCATCAACAGATGCTTCGAACATTTCCTTGATGATGCGAAGTTCTGCTTCGCTTGGCTTCTTCGGCAAGAAGTCCTTAAGATTGTAAAGACCATGTGCATCAATTGCAGCCTGTTCAGCTTCGGTCAACGGGGTTTCCTTGCGGGCCCAGTTAGAAGTCGAATAGTCAGCATATCCGCCTTTGCTTGTCTTCTTGATGTTAAAATCAAGACCACTTACATAGTCAGTTGGAATGTTTTCCAACTCAGGATCCATCAATGATGCCTTGATGATTGTCTGAATCTGCGGGCTAATGATGAAACGACGAATAGGGTTTGCCGGAGTCTGATCGTCTCCCATTGGGTTAGTGCGAACAAAGCCTTGAAAGATGTATGAACGCTTCTTCCAATACTTGCTTGCAAGTTCCTTAAGGGTTTCATCTTTGTACCATGGGCGAACTTCTGCAAGAACAGGACAATTTTCGCCGTACATTTCAACGCACGGTACCTGAACAGTAATTTGCTTTACATTAGGATCACCCTTAACGCCATTAAATGGGAGCTTGATGATTTGACGCTCGACCCAAAATCCCCATTCGTTAGTTTCATCGGCATCAGGAAGGAAACGAACAGTTGCCGTTGAACCTTCTGAGATATTCCAGTGGGGGTAGATTGCGTTATCAGATTGTGTGCGAGGACCGTTGTTCTGATTCTTATTTTCTTGAGCCGTAAGACGGGCCCGGATTTCTGCTAGACTAGCCATTTTGTTTTCTCCTTTTTAAATGTGCCTAAGTTGAGCTTTGTTAGTGTTTTTATGTTTCGTTGTCGGAGACAACTACACACAAGTTCTGTTATAACTCATGTGCAATGTATTTACAACTTAATTGGGTGCATAATATATTAATATTTTACACTATGCGCCCAAAATGTTGTTATCTTTTGAATCTAGCCATTTCAATAATACGAGCTAGTTCTGGAGCAATTTCTGTTGATTCGTTTGCCCCAACGAGTTTACCAATGTTGTTGTTCTTTACTTTTTCAGTAGGACCAAGCTGACCTACACGCTTTTGGTTTGCGTCTAAATCTTCTTCTACTTGTACTTCATCAAGCTTATCATGCTTTGCACGGATTGTTGCCATCTTCTCTTTGCTTGCGCCATCACGACCTGCTTGTTGAAGTGCTTTCATGCCCTTTTCGCCATATTTCTTTTTACCGAGATATGCCTGCAATCCGCTTTCTTCAACTTCTTCTTCTGCTACTGCTTGAGGGGCCATGCTGATAAAGTTTTCTTCAACATCGCCCTTGAACGCTTTGTCAAGTGTCTTTCTAGCCATCTTAACTGCCTGTTTAGCAGCTAGCATTTTAGCAGTGTGCTGTGGCTTACCTGCATGGTCATCGCCCTTACGATGCCCCTGCCCACTATATGGGTTAGCTTTTGGACTCTTATCCATTTCGTTTACATCGTTTGCAGGGGTGCGTTTGCGATTACGGTGTTTTTCTTCCTGCTCAAAGTCTTCAATTGACGGAATCCAATCATCGTCATCTTCATCATCTTTCTTCTTGAATGGAACAACATCGCCCTCTTCAAGGTCAAATGCTTTTAAGTTTGACTTTTCAGTTGATTGATTATGTGATAATGTTTCTGCGCCTGGAGCTTCGTCAAGCATTTCGTCAGCAGGGACTGCCATGCTTTTTGTAGTCGAATCCATTTCTAGCTTTTCACTAATGATGGAATCAGCCCACTCTGCAAGAGTATCTACTTCGCTCATCTCAGCTACATTCTTACGCAACTTAGACAAGATTGGCATTACGCTTTCAATGCGAGGATCCACTGTTTCCTGAACGAAAAGTTCGTTGATTGCAAGGTCTTCCCCTTCGTCTTCCATTAGAGAAGGTGTCCATGATTCAAAGTAAGCATGGTAACCACGGTGACCTGTTAGCTTATGAAGTGTTTCACGAAGGTTGGTATAGTGATTAGCACCTTCGTTGATTAAATCTTGTGCTGATTCGTTAAATTCTTTGTTACGAGTGGCGCGGACAAAGCCAGCCATCTTATTGTAATCTTCGCAAACGGATTTAATATGGTTCCAACGATCATCATTGGGAACTCCGCCTTCAGCGATGTGGCGAGCATATACACGAGCAATGCCAGGTTTAGTGGTTGGAGCTAAGAATCTTTCGCCGTCAGCATTCTCAAGGAAGATACGAGCAACATTGCGATAGCGTTGCTCACCTTCTTCAAGTGCGCGGTTGTGTTGTAAAACAATTTTTACATTAGGAACAGCATCATTGTAAGATGCTTTCTTACCCATTGAATAGTAACCTTCGCCTAGCTTTTCTTTCATTTTATAGTAGTCCCGTTGTCTCATATCATCGCCTAATCTATCTTTGTTTGTTAATTCAAAGCTCAATTGTCTGCGTTGGGCCCAAGCCTTAATAAACTTTAATAGTCCAGTCCATGTATCATCATATTCTGTACCCGGTGTAGTAGTATCTGGACTATCTTGCTGCTCATCATCAAAGTAGATTTTTACGCTACTGGCATCATCTATGCTCACCCAAACTTTACCGTAGTCTTCACCGTCTTTAGTAAAGGTGAATTCAATGACATCTGCTTCTTGACTTGCGCCAACTCTTTGATTCTGTGAATTGAGTGGGACAGGTTTATAACCTCTTACTTTAAGAAGATTGTATAGTTCGCCATTAAAAGTTTCAGTGTCTTGTGCCATGTTAGTATTTATCCCAATTTAGCCTAGCACGGCAAAGAACGGTAAAGGCATTACCATCTCATCGTGGTCACGAATTTGACTCTCTAAGTCTCCGTGATAGTCTGCTAATTGCGTCATCATTCTGACTGCTAATAGGGATGACATTACTAAGTCATCGGTGTCCCCTATCTTAGCTGCATAGCTTCCGCCAGACGCAACAAACGCCTTCAACTCACTAATAAGAGAACGGCTGTGAATAGTCATCTTCTTTGACTCTAGCAATGTCTTGAACTTAGCACAAGCAGCAAGCTTAGGCTTATTAGTAGTAGTGAATCCGCGTTTACCTTTACCTGATTCACTAATAAAGACGCCCGGTATATTTGATTCACCGTATTCGTTTAGTGATACGATAGCAGCTTGTCCAATACCATTGTTTTCTATTGAGTAGTAGATATTGTTTGGTTCTTTAGTTTTTTCTGAGATATACTTACAAATCTCAGCAAGTAATTTAATCTGACTAGGTATGTCAGTCTTGTTGTGTTTCCACTCACCAATCTGAGTAGTAGTACTTGCTTCAAAGATTTGAATAGCAGCAGGGTCACCGCCTGTACCCAATGATGGATCGAGAGCAACTACGTATAGTCTGCCTTTCTCAGGTAGTTTGTACCAGCGTACTTGTCCCATTCTATTGTTAGGTTCAATGCCCTCAAGCATGAGTAATGTGTTTGGATTGATTAGTGTTTCGTCTGCAATGATGAACTCACAACCGATTTCACGATTGAATCTGTCATCGCCGAGTTGAGCTTTCATTTCATCAGCCCATTTTTGATCACGACCAGGTTGTTCAGTCCAGTATGCTCTAAATGCTCTAAAGCCGTTAACACCTAACTCAGTAGTATTACCGAATTCGTCTTCGGTCTTGTTTGCACCTTTCCAAATAAGAGCGAACTGGTCTTCGTCACTGTTTGGAGTTGAAGTGATGATTGCCTTACCACCAGTTGATAGAGTAGGAGTGATAGAAGTCCAGAATTCTTGTGCGATTGAAGGACGGACGAAAGCAAATTCGTCAAGATATAGAAGTGTGATAGACATACCACGACCTGTGTTTTCAGTCGTAGTAGCAGACACAATGCGTGATCCGTTCTCAAAGTCTAGCGAACCCTTGTTGTAAGTGGTTACGCCAGCTTTAATGTGGTCTGGACAATTTTCATACGCATATCGTATACGCTGCATAATTTCTTGTGCACCGGTGTACTTGTGTGCTGCAATTAGAATAGTAGAGTCTGGAACGAACATAGCGTACCAAAGCAGATAACCAGCGGCAGAAGTAGACTTGCCTGACTGCCTAGGCATCAGTGAGAT